TGGCAGAAAAACACGCAACGTGGGCGTTTTGTGGGGCAAAGACACCCCCCAATCCAGCTTCCCCGTGTTTCCGCCCAACACAAGGAAGCAAGCGGGGGCCCCCCCCCCCCCCCCCCCTCAATCGGGCCAGGGCCCGGCGTCGTGAGCTGAACAACGCCCTAGGGAAATTTGCGCTCACCTGCTGATTTGAGATTGAACATTCCCTAGGGAAGCAGCTAGATTCGAGGGGTGCCGCAGACCGCCCCCGCCCCCGCCCCCGCCCCCGACTTCTTCGTCCTCGCCGTGACGACCGTCCACGAGGGCGCCGCCGTCGACGTCTCGACCGCCCGCGGCCCCGTGCTGGTGCTCGTGCACCTCGATGCCGACGGCAACGCCCACGTGGTGCGCGGCAGCTCGTTTCCGGCGTCTCCCGCGGCGGAGGCGTGGCTCGCCGAGAGCACGCACGAGCTCGACGCCATCGAGCAGCGCGCGCTGCAGCTGGCGCGCGAGGAGCGGCGCAGCTGGCTCAAGCACGGGGAGACGCCGTGAGCCTCGCCGGCTACGACGCGTGGAAGTTGGCCTCGCCGCCCGAGTACGCGGAGGACTACGACGTCCTGGTCGAGCGCGAGCTGGACCGCGCGAGCGAGTACGAGCGCCACCGCGAGGACGAGCTCAGGGACGACGCCGTGTTCGCGCTCATCCTGTTTTTCGGCGCGTTCAAGGCGCAGTCGTTCGACATCGAGTTTTGAGCGCCGCCGCGCGCTCGGAAAGACAGGTAGTACCCATGCTCAAGTTCAAGATCAAGCAGCACACGGCGATCCACGAGGGTCCCGATGGCGTCATCGAGTTCGACGTTCGCGTGTTCACCTGCGATGGCACGTGGCGCGCGATTGCCTGGGACCGGCGCGGCCTCGTGGAGGAGGCCTGCACCGTGCGACACCACATTCTCATCGGCGACGGCTACGCGAGCGACGTCGAGGCGATGGAGGCGTGCGACGCGGCGCTGCCGACGATCCTGGCGAGCGCGCCACGTAGTTCGCCCGAAGGCGTCAAGGCGTGGCTCGCCGCGATGGACGTGGTGGCGCGCCCATGACTGCCCCCCGCTCGGACTTCGACATGGTCGACCTCGCGCCCGGCATCTACAGCCGCGCGCAGGTCCCGCACTACGACCTCATCCAGGCCGTCAACTACTCGTCGCTCAAAGCGCTCGCGCGCTCCCCGAAGCACTACCAGCACTATCGCCTGAACGGCACGCGCGAGAGCCGCGACATGTTCAAAGGGACGCTCGGCCACATCGCGATCCTGGAGCCCGAGCGCTTCGTGCGCGAGTACTCGGTGTTCGAAGGCAAGCGCAAGAGCGGCAAGGAGTGGGAGGCGTTCAAGCTCGCCAACAAGGGCCGCGAGCTGATCAAGGCCGACGACCTCCTCGAGGCGATCGCCATGCGCGACGCCGTGCGCGCCGACGCGCTGGCCTCGGCCTACCTCGCCAACGGCGCGCACGAGGCAACGCTCGTGTGGGTCGACCAGGACACCGGGCTCAAGTGCAAGGGGCGCGTCGACTGGCTCCGGAACGACCACGTGCTGGTCGACGTGAAGACCACGCGCGACGCCACGCCCCATTGGTTTTCGCGCGACGTCGCGCGGCTCATGTACCACGTGCAGTGCGCCATGTACCTCGACGCCGTCGAGACCCTCACGGGCGAGGAGGCGCGGTTTGTCGTGCTCGCGATCGAGAAGACCGAGCCGTACGACGTCGTCACGTTCGACGTGCCCGAGGCCACGATCATTGCCGGGCGCGACGAGTACAGGCGCCTGTTGCGACTCCTAATGCAGTGCCAGCAGGACAAGCGCTGGCCCGGCATCGGCAATGGGTTTGAGGTGGCGCTGACGTTGCCCGCCTGGGCCGTGGCCGACGAGAGCGATCTTGAGGGTTTAGAGCTTGAGAAGTAACCGGCTGGTCCTTCGCGACGTGCAGCCACAATCGGAATGGGAGTAGTACAAATGGGACTGAAAAAACCAGTGGACTGGGACGAGCTGTATCCGGGCCGCTTTTTGAAGGCGGGGGAATTGCAGGGGCGCTTTGTCACCCTGACGATCGCCGACCTCGACCTCGAGGAGCTCGAGAGCGACGCAGGCAAGAAGATCAAGGGCGTGCTCTCGTTCAAGGAGACCACCAAGCAAATCCCGCTCAACAAGACCAACGGCATCTGCCTGCGCGAGATGTTCGGACGCAAGGTCAGCGAGTGGATCGGTAAGCGCGTGACGTGGTTTCCCGGCGAGTGGAACGGCGAGCCCTGCATCCGCATCTATGGCTCGCCGCACCTCGACAAGGACCGCGACATCGAGGTGGCGCTGCCGCGTCGTAAGCCGACCCGGATGACGATGCACGCGGTGCGTCCGAACGGCGGCCAGAAGCGCTCGCCGCCCGCGCAGGTGCGTGAGCCCGTGAACGTGCCCGGCGCCGGCACCATGGACGACAGCGAGCCGCCGCCCGACGACGACTGGGAAGCCGCGAGCGAGTGATGCCGCCCGACCTCACGGCCTCTGTCTGGCGCCTGCCGCTCGTGGTGATCGACACGGAGACCACGGGTCTCCCCGACCGCGGCGGGCGCGTCTGCGAGATCGCGGCTGTGAGGTTTGAGGGCGGCGTGCCCGTGGCCACGTTCGGCAGCTTCGTGAACCCGGGCTGCCCCATCCCGCCCGAGGCGACCGCCATCCACCACATCACGGACGCCGACGTCGCCGAGGCGCCCACGCTGCCCGAGCTCGCCGGCAGGCTCCTCGAGGTCTGCGCGGGGGCAGTCACGTGCGCCTACAACGCGCCGTTCGACCGGGCCATGCTGCACGCCCAGGTCCAGGGGAGCGACTGCCACGCGTTTGACCCCGCCGAGAGCTGGGTCGACGTGCTGGTCCTGGTGCGCCACTTTCAGCGCTACGTGAGCGGGCAGGGCCGGCACAAGCTCACGTCCGTGTGCGCACGTATGGGCATCGTCATGGGGACTGCGCACCGAGCGGACGCCGACGCGATCGCCGCCGGCCTCGTGCTTCACCGCCTGAAGGACAAGATCGGCGACGTGAGCGCCGCGCATCTCATCGAGCGCTGCGACGTGCGGCGGCGCGAGCAAGACGAGGCGTTCGCCGTGTGGCGGGCGCAGCAGACAGAGCGGAGATCACCATGAGCGAGACGACGGCGAGCACCAAAAAGACGCAGGGCCCGCGGCGCAGCATCAGCGAGCGGATGGAGGAGGTGCGCGAGGCGGGGCGTAAGCGCCTCGCCAAGCTCGAGGACCGCCGCGAGCGCCAGCTCGCCGAACTCGCCGCGATCGAGGCGGCCATCGCGCAGGTCAGGGGCGACATGGGCGACAAGGGCGAGGACGACAAGGAGGCGTAACCATGGGCGAGCGAGGACAGTGCAAAAGCTGTAACGCCCACGTGCTGTGGGTCGAGACCGAGAGCGGTAAGCGCATGCCGCTCAACTTCGAGCCCGAGCGCCGCTTCGTGATCGAGGCTGGCGACGGCATGAAGGCTAAGCAGCGCAACACGTACACATCGCACTTTGCGACCTGCCCGCATGCCGGGCGCTGGCGCAAGGAAGGCTGAGCCATGAATCGCCACCTCGCCCTTGCCATATGCTCTCTCCTCTGGTGCGTGTACGCGCTGGTCGAGGGCCTCGTGATTCCGTTCGCGGTCGTGTACGTGTGGGCGAGCGAGTCGCGGCGCGTGGCGGAGGGGTGCTTGTCGCGTGCAGGCGCGCGCCCCACGATCAGGAGGTCGCCATGACGATCAGGCCGCTCGCTCCGCCAACGACATACCCCCCGGACACGCTGTTGACCACGGAAGAGGCCGCGGCCTACGTGCGCCGCACACCGCACGCGCTGCGCATTCTTGTGAGCAAGGGCCAGCTCACGCCCGACGGGCGTGGCGCACGTGGCACCCATCTGTTCTTTGCGCGTACCATGCTCGCGTTTGCCACAGGACGGCGCGAGCCCCAACGTAGTCCCCCGGGGAGCAGTAGTCATGAAACGGAACAACGTCCATCTGACGCCAACGAAGGAGTACCCGACCACCGTGTGGAGGACCCCCGACGGGGGCTACCACGTGCGGATGCGCAAGAAGCATCCCAAGACGGGCCAGCTGAGGGAGGTCGACCGGGGCATCACCGCGAAGAGCCCCAAGGACGCGTACGCGCAGCTCCTCGCGCTGATGGAAAAAAGGATGGCCTCGCACGAGCGCGGCCAGATCCCCCGCGTGTCAACCTACGCCGACATCTGGATTGGACGTAAGAAGGCAGCCAAGCGCGCCCCCGGAACCATCACGCGCTACGTGCGCGACCTCGAGAACCACGTCACCGGAAACAAGGACGCGGGCATCGCCAGTAAGCCCATCGCCGACATGCTCGTCGACAAGGTCGAGCGCGCCGACGTGCTGGACTGGCGCGACGCCCTCCCCGGCAACGCAGTCACGGTCAACAGCATCTTCCGCATCCTCGCATCGATGCTGCGCGACGCGTGGCTCGAGTACGACATCGGCAAGCGCTGCCCGGTCGACGGCATCGAGGCCCTGCCCGAGTCGCCCGCGTACACGCTCGACGAGCCCAACGCGCTCTCGCTCGACGAGCTGCGCGAGCTGCTCCAAGGCGCCGAGCGCGTGAGCCCCAAGTGGTACCCGCTTATCGCCGTGTGGGCCTTCACCGGCATGCGCGTCAGCGAGGCATGCACGCTGCGCTGGGAAGACATTCGCCCGGACAGCGATCGACACGGGCCGCACATCCTCTTGCGGCGCACCTGGTCGGGACCGGTCGTCTACGAGCGGCTCAAGGAGGAGGACTGGCGCCTGGTCCCCCTCTGCGACGAGCTGCGCGCCATCCTCCAGGCACACCGCCGCGAGCTGCTGGCGGCGCAGGCAGCCGACGACGCGCCTGCGCAAATCAACGCCCAGCGCCGAGCCGAGAGCGGGTGGCTGTTCCCGACCCGCAACGGCGCCCAGCCCATCGCGCGCCAGACCTCGGCGAACGTGCTGCGCGCGATCCAGGGCAAGCTCCTCGCCGAGCTCGAGAGCGGCCGCTCGCCATGCCTCACGCTGACCCCCAAGGGGCTGCGCCGGACGTTCAACGACCTGCTCCGCCAGTCCGCGCCGGAGAGCGTCGTTCGCGCGCTGATGGGGCACACCAAGCCCGCCATGACCGACCGCTACGCGACCGTCTCAGGACGCGAGCGCGGGGCCGCCGTCGCCGCCGTGTTCACGCTGGCCGCTCCCCCACTTGACCCCCCCAGCTCCCCCACTTCCTCCCCCACTTCCCCCCCTGGCTCCCCCACTCTCGGGGGGTCTCGCGGCATCAGGAAACCCCAAAAACCGCGGTAAAAGTCGTGTTTTTGTTTTGCTCTTCCGACCTTGCCAAGGTTGAAGTCGAGGGTTCGAATCCCTTGTCCCGCTCCATACTTAGCCGATTGGGCTACCTTCGCTCCCCCACTTCTCCCCCACCACTGGAGCCGGTCCGGGGAGCAGGGCTCACCCGGAAACAGGGCATCCCATGGCCGGAGACAAGAAAGACGCCCCCACGATCGAGCTGCCCCTGGAGCGCTTCGAGCGGCTCCTCGTGCTGCTCGAGCGCTTATGCCAAGCCCAGGAGCGAATGCTGGCGCAGAAGCAGGACAACGCCGTGCGGGCGGCTCGCAAGCTGGCAGCCCAGGGGCCCGTGACGGTATCGCCTGAAGTCGAGGCGCGGGTACGAGCCCGCATGGAGAAGTGGAAGTGACGCCGCCCCTGGTGGGGGAGCAAGTGGGGGAGACAATGCCGACAAGAACTGACGTGACCGAGCCCCACAAGATCCCCCGCGACGGCTGGCCCCCTGGCCCGTGGGACAACGAGCCCGACGAGGACCGCTTCGAGGCGCACGGCTTTCCCGTGCTCCTCTTGCGCGGGCCGCTCGGGAACTGGTGCGGCTACGTGGCGGTGCCGGCGGGCCATCCCTGGCACGGTCGCGACTACGGCGTGGTGGGACTCGGTGACGACGTCGACGTGCACGGCGGACTCACGTACTCGGGCGCGTGCAGCGAGCGCATCTGCCATGTGCCGCGCGAGGGCGAGCCCGACGGCGTGTGGTGGGTCGGGTTTGACTGCGCGCACGGGATGGACGTGATGCCCGGGATGCTCGCCACGCTGCAGCAGATCCGTGGCGCGGAGTGGGACCCGGCGTCTATCTACAACTACGAGCAATACCGGACCGTGGAGTACGCACGGGCGCAGGCGGTGGCGCTGGCCGAGCAAGCGCTCGGCGCCGGCAAGGGCGCGCCATGACGACCATCCCTTGCAAACACATCCAGGCGGACGAACTCGGCCAGTTCGCCACGCTCACCTTGAGCAACGTGCCGGAGAAGGCCGGGCCATCCTTCCACCAGACGAACGTGCAGTGGCTCCTCTGCGCCTTCTGCACGGGGGTTACGTTCGCGCGGGTCCAGACTGCGCTCGACGACGCCAGCAAAGCCGGCAAGGCCGCGCCATGACCGCCCCCCTCGAACCCGGCGACGTCGTGCAGGCCAATCCCGAGGCAACGCGCTGGGGCCCGGTGTTCGTGATCGTCGAGCAGGTCCGCGCGTGGGGCGTCCAAGGCTACTTCTTGGTGCACACGCAGGAGGGCGGCGTGGGGCAAGCGCCGATCAGGCTCTCGCACGACCAGTTCGTGCGCATCGGGGCCGCGGTCTGGACGTTCCAGGACAACGGGCCGGACATGCCCGGGGGTGCGCCATGAGCCCCTGGTGGTACCGCGCAAGCACGATCGGCTTCGGCGTCATGGGCGCGTGCGCCGTCGTGGACCGCTGGACGCTCGCCCGCCTCGGCCTCGGGGGCCCGTACACGCCCTTCATGATGGCGGTGGCGTATACGCTCATCGTGGCGCTGCTGTTCGTCTACGAGCGGCAGCAGGCCCGCCTCGTGCACGTTGCACGCGAGACCGTCGACACGATGGCCGACTGCATGAAGCTCTACGAGCGCCGGCTGAAGGCGTACGAGCTGGTCGCGCCGAGCTTGGCGGAGAAGTTCCGGGCGTGCGAGGTGGCCGACAACACCGCCAAGCATTCCTGGGAGTCGATTGGCGTCGGCAGGCGGGCCTGCAAAGAGTGCGGACGAGTAGAGACGCTGTAGAGCGCGCCCTCGTCCTCACGGACACAAGCACCGCCCGCTCGCCAGCTCCAGCGCCGCCCCACCGTCCGGACACTGCAGCTGCGAGCACACCAGGCGCGGAGGCGCTGCCGGGGGCGTAGGCCCCAGCGTGAACGTGTGCGTGACCGTGAGCGTGCAGCCCGCGAGGAGGAGCAGCCACACGAGCGCACGCACCGGGCTACTTGCTGCGGCGCCGCAAGCGCTGCACGAGCGTGCGCTTCACTGCGGCAGGCTGCACAGGCGGGCACGCCGGCGGGTCCTCGGGGTCGCCCTCGGGCTCCTCAGGCGGCCACGGGTTCGGCTTCTCGGGCGCGGCAGGCTTGGGCCCGAAGAAGTCCGACCACGCGACCAGGTAGTCCTGGAACTCCTGCGGCAGGTCCTCTTGCAGCAGCAGGTCGCCGCTCGCGGGGATGAGCGTCCCGTTGTGCACCTGGCCGAGGTGCGGGACCACGAACTGCGCATCCATCGGCAGCCACATGAAGCCCACGGTGCCGTCGGCCGTGAGCGTGGGCGGGCCGATCGTGGTGCCGTCGCCTGGGGGGATGCGGTTGCCCTGCGCGTCGAAGTAGCTGTTGGCGTGGTCGAGCGCGATGCGGATCTCCTGCAGCTCGTCGACGGTGCCCATCACGTATAGCTTGGCCATGGTCTCTCCTATGCCGCGATGCCGTACGCGGACTGAATCCACTGCTGCACGGTCGTACGCTGCGCCGGCGTGAGCGCGGGCGTCATCACGAGCGCGACCCAGCGAAAGCTCGCCACGTAGGGCGGGGGGCCGCCGAGGCGTAACCGCTGAGAACTGGGTGCGCCGCTTGGCGGATTGGTCACGTCACCCTGCGCTGCGATCGTGCCTTTGTTGCGAAATTCAAAATCGGGCGTTGCGGCAGTCGACAGTCGAAAATTTACGTAACCTGGTACGCCCGCTGCGGCAGCCGACGCCGGGGCAGCCACCACGAACGATTCCCCGTCACCAATGACATACTGCTGAATGTCGGCTGCGCCTGAAAACACAAGCGAGAATCCGACACCGCCAATATCGCGGGAGCCGATCGGTACCCCGCCATCAGCCCCCGCGATGTGCGTACCAATAAGAAAGTACTCGCCGCCCGTCCCGTCGTGCATCCAGTTGACGTTGCCGAGCAGGTTGCTCACGTAGTTGTTGGACGCTGCGGCGTCGAAGTTGGCGCACGCCACGCCCGCGAAGTCAGCGTGCGGCGCAGGCACGAGCACCTGGTTGGCGCCGACGACCTGATCGATCAGGTGCGCCGGGTTGCTGTGGTCGATGAAGTTGCGCACACGCCCCGAGACCCCATCTAGCGTGTAGTGGTCGGCCGTGAAGATCGGGCGCCCCTCGGAGAGTTCCAGCACGCGCTCGAACAGCATCGGGGCGAGCGACGGCGACACGATGCCGTACGTCTCGTAGATCCACGTCTCGACGATCAGGCGCTGTGCTGGCGTGAGCGCGGGGAAGAACAGGACCGCGGCGATGTCGCCGAAGAACGGCGCAGCAAGCGCGGCGTTCACGGCGCCAACCTGCAGCGCGGCGCCGGGCGCGGTGCCTGACACCGCGGCCCCGTACGCGCCACTCGCTCCAACCACGCCGCGGACCCGCGCTTCCCACTGTGGAGAGCCCGCCGCTTCGGTACGCATGTCGAGATAGGTCGCTTGCGCGCCCGTCGCGGCAACGAGCGTGACAGGCACCACCCCCGCACCCGCGCCGTTTAGCACGTCCACCCCCAGGCTCGCCCCGTCGCAGTACGCCTGAAAGCCAGGCGGCGCCGGGGTCGTGACTGCGATTGCCTGCACTCCGGCGACGACCGACTGTTTGAACACGATCACGTATTCGCAGGACGCACCATCATGCGCGAACGCCCACGCGCTCGGCGGACGCGTGGATCCGTACACCGCTGTCCCTGGAAACGCCGCAACCGCTGCGCCGTTGAACGCGGCGGAGGAACCGGGCACCAGCACCTGATTCGCGCTCGTTGCCTGCTCCAGCGTGTGCGTCGGATCGTTCCAATCGACAAAGCCACGCACCCTGCCGCTGACCCCGTCCACGACATACTTGTCCGCGGTGAACACGGGCCGGCCCGCGCTCAGCGCCAGCACCTGCTGAAACAGCGACGGCGGCGCCGCACTGCCGCGCTGCGACCCCCACCTCCGAGAGCGTCCAAGACGGCGACTCATCACTTCACCAGCACGCCTTCAGAGCAGTAAAACGCGATCGTGCCGCCGGCCCCGATCCAGTTCACATGCGTGGCAGTCGGCGGCACCACCACGCTCTTGGTCTCGCCCGGGCCGAGCCTCCAGCCCGACGCGACGTTGCCCGCCGTGAACGTGCCCACCGCAGCGAGCGTGAGCGTCTGAGCCCCCGCGCTGAACGCGAACTCGAGCGCGTCGGTGGCGCTCTCGTTCTTGACGTCGACGTACTTGCCCGCCCAGTCGACGCGCGTGACGCCGTCCAGCATCACGCTCGTGTCGAGCGCCTCGGACGTGTTGCCCGCGGCGACAGGCCGGCGAATGACGTTGTTGCGAATGGACCCGTCGGTGCCCTGCGCTGCGGCCATCGGGGCGAAGTACGAGTCGGCTTTGGCTTGCGATACGGACATGTCTATCCTCCTGTCGCGCGGTCGGCCCGCGTGGCGTAGTGCTGGAGCGCCGCTCCGCTGCTGCCCGCGGAAGGCTGGGGCTGCTGCGCCGGCTGCACGGGCGCAAGGTTCGGGTTCTGGCTCTCGGCGTTGGCAGGCTTGGGCGGGGCCTTCCTCTGCTGGTACCAGTTGATCGACTGGGGCGTACCCGAGCGGTCCATCGGCAGGCCCGTCGCGTAGGCGAGCTTCATGCGCTCACGCGTCGAGGGCGGGCGCTTCATCTGCTTCACGCGCTGCTCGACCCCGCGCACGTACGCGTCATAGAGGCGCGGCGTGAGCGCGCGCAGCGTCTCGAGGTCTTCCCGCGTGCCGACCCCTGCCGACAGACGCGTGAGCGCAGCCTGCGGGTTGATGGCGGCCTCGACGTAGCGCTGGCTTTTTTTCTGCGTGGCCGAGTCCATGCGCCCGGGCCGCACGCCGAGCGGATCGCCGGGGTCGACGGGCGGCGGCATCTTGCTCGCGAGGAAGTCACTGCGCGCCTGCACCTTCTGCTGGATGGCCTGGGCCAGCGCGGGGTCGTCCTGGGAGAGCATCTGGATGCTCGAGGCGAACGCCTTGGCGGGGGGTGACTCGGGATCCTGGAGCGCGACCGCCTGCTCCATGGCGCGCTTGATCGCGCCCGCGCTTGCGATGGTGGTGGCGGCGCGCACGGCGGCCTGCTTGGGGCCGCGCTGAAGGACGTTCTTGACCGTGTCGTCGGCCGTCTTCTCGATGGCCACCTGGGTGCGCGCGGCGTCGTCGGCGAGCTTGCCGAGGGGGCTCATGGGGGCGTCTTGTGCGGCGCGGCCCGCCAGCATGCCGAGCGCGTCGGCCTTCCGCACAGCTCCTGCGCCGAGGCCCATGGCGGCCTCTGCAAAGGGCACGCCCTTGACCGTCTCTTTGGCCGCCTTCCACGCCTCGCTGTCGCGCTTCATCAGCGCCACCGCGTTCATGCTGCTCTCGATCTTCTCCGTGGCCTGCTTGATGCGCTTGGCGCTCTCCTTCAGCTCGGGCGTGCCCCACGCGGCCGCGCGCGTCTCGGCGTCGATCGATGCCGAGCGCAAGTACCGCCGAAGCGCCTCCTCCGTGGCCTCTGACTCCGCCTTGCCGAGTTGGTTGAGGAGCGAGCCGATCGCGCCGTCGTTCGAGCGCCGGAGCACCTCGAAGGGGTCCTCGGCCGCGTCGCCCGAGCGCGTGAAAAAGCCGCCCACGCCGCCGTCCTGCTGTCGCCTGATGCGCTCGGACCAGGCAGGGTTCACGAGCTTCTGCTTTTGCGCGAGCTCGCCGAACAGCTCCTCGTTCTCCATGAAGCCGCGCCAGTCTTCGTAGATGTCCCTGAGCTTGCCCTTGGCCACCGAGTTTTTCGTGCCCTGGGCCTTGCCGATCGCGCGCTTCACGTCGTCCGCAACCATGTACGCCGAGCCGACGTCGCCCGCCTTCAGGTGCTCGATGATCTTCTTCTCGCCGCCGTTCAGGATCGACCGGGTCTGCTTGAGCACGCCAAGCCCGCCGCCGGACGCGAGCGCGATCTCGCCCTGCTCGCCGATGATGTCGTCGATGGCCGCCCGAGAGCTGCCCACCATGTTCACGAACTCTTTGGGGTCGACCGGCGCCCCGTGCCCGTCGAACACCTCGGCCGCGCGACGCTTGGCGCCGATGCTGGCCAGTGTGTCGACATCGTCGAGGTCCTTGAGGAGGCCGTCCATGTCCTTTCGGATGGTGCGCGTCGCGCCCTGCTGCCCGCTCTCGAACGCGCCCTCGGCCGCGCGCGCCTTTGCCAGCACGTCTTGGGCGAGGCCGCGGTCTGGGGGGGCGAGCTCGGCGCTGCGCAAGGGGCCCGCCACCGACTGCGCCTCGATCGGGTCCATGCCCACCACATCGTTGGCGACGCCTGGGCGGGCCGCGTCGTCCGCGAACGAGACCGTGGGGAGCGCGTCTGCGACGTCGGCAGCGGCTCCGGGGACAGCCTTGCGGCCGCCGATGCCCACCGCTTCGCCGAGAGCATCGGTAGCCCTCCTCGCGCCCCGCCCAGCCGCCCGCCCAGCCGCCCCCAGCACCCCGAGCCCGAGCTCGAGGCCCGCGCCGGACGCGCCCCCCTTCCAGACGCTGTCCAGCATGCGCTCGGCGGTCACGTCCACGTCGCCGTTGGCGGCGTCGTCGAGCACGGTGCGAATCGCCTGGTCGGCTGCGCTCTCAAGGCCCGTCGCGATGGCGCGCGCTCCCACCTGGCCGGCGCGAGACGCGGTCCAGGCGGCGGCCTTGGTGCCGAGGTGGGCCGCGAGCCTCGCGCCGAGGTTCGCCTCGAGGGCCGCCGGCGCGAGCCGCGCGACCGTGCCCGCTGCGCCGGCGCCGCCCGACAAGAGCGCCGGGGCCACCGCGCCGACCACGTTGCCCACGGTCGAGGTGACCGGGTTGTGCTCCTCGCGCAGGCGCCGCTCACGATCGTAGTCGTCGCTGGCGAGGCTCGCGAGCGCGCCGTAGCCGCCGAGCGTCGCGCCCTGCGCCACGCCCTCGAGGCCCGCGCCGATCTGCGAGCCGACGTCGCCGTACTCCTCCGCCTCGATCTGCTTCTGGACGGTCTGCTCGTCGGCGAGCTGGTAGCCGGCGCCGAGGGTGGGCAGCTCCGCCTCGTCGACGGTGCCGAGGTTGCCCGACGGCGACAGCACGTACACGCGGCCATCGGCGGCGCGCGTGGGGGCGGCGGTGGCTGCCATCTCGTCGGAAGCCGGCATCGCTGCCATCGCGGGCATCGCCAGGTCTGCAAAGTCCTCGTCGACGGGCGCCGGCGCCTCCGCTGCCGCAAGCGGCTGCGTCAGGTCAGCGAAGTCGGCCTCGTCGCTCATGGCGCGTACCCGGAGTCACGGAGGGCCTGCGCGCGGTACTCCTCGTCGCTCATGTCGGCGTAGGCCGGGGTCTGCGGCGCCGCTTGCGCGACCTGCATGGCCTGCGCCGCCTGCGCAGCGGCCTGTGCGACCTCCGCGTCGGCTCGGTCTCGGTTTCCGATCGAGTCGAAGTCGGACGCCGGCTTTGCGCCGCGGCGCCTGGCCTCCTCGACCTGCTCGGGGCGTACCTGGATGCGCGCGCCCTTGGGGGTAATCATGGCCACGGGCGCGTTGGGGTCGACGGGCGCTGCGCGTCGAGGCGCAGGGGCGCCGCGCTGCAGGCCTCCCCCCGTGCCCACTTCGAATGTCTTGGCCGCTCCGCCTTCGCCGCCCGCGGCTCCGCCGTGAGCGCCGAGGCGTGCCTCGTACTCGGCCAGCATCTTGTTCAGACCGCGGCGGCGCACATCGGCGTCGCCCGAGGTCACGCCCCAGCCGTCCAGCTTCTTTGCCTTCTCGTCTGGGCTGATGGCCGCGCCGGACTCGTCGCGTAGCAGGATGTCCGCCACCGCGCTGAGGTCCGCCTGCTGGTTGAGCGTCTCCTCGGACGTGAGGAGGTCGGGCACGTACTTCTTGTACGGGTGCGGCGGCGCCTCCTTCGCCTCGGCCATCTTGCGCAGGTTGGCGACGCTCGGCGCGACGCCGGTGAGCAGGCGCCTGACCTTGCGCTCGTCGGCGCTGAGGTTGGCATCGGGGCCCAGCGCGTTCTTCTGACGCAGCGCCTCGATCTCCTGCTCGCCTTTCTCGCGCGCCTGCTCCTTGCCTTCCAGCTCCGCCTTGCCACCGAGAAAGGCCTGGTCGTCCTTGTTGCGCTGGGCCAGCACCTCGTTTCCAATCTTGCCGCGCTCGTGCGCAGGCATCGCGCGTAGCTCATCGAGCGGCACCTGGTTGAAGAACTCCTCCTTGCGCGTGAGTGCCCTCGATTTCGCCAGGGCAGCCGCCTTCAAGCGCGCGGCCTCTTCATCCTGTGCCGCCTTGGTCAAAAAGCCGCGCGCCTGCTGACGCACGTTCAGCTTCAGATCGTCGGCCGCGCGCATGCCCTCCTCGCTGAGGCCTTCTTCCTTGACCGCGTCAAGCGCCGCCTCAATCTCGTGCGCCTTGGCGGCGCCGACGCGGCTGGCGATCTGGTAGTCGTGCTCCTCGGATGCGTTGTTCACGTCGATGCCGCGCGTGGCCGCCTGGTAAAGCTGGCTGTTGGCCGCTTGCTCGCCAGCCCACTGCGCACGGTCTGGCGCGAACAGGCTGCCGATCAGCTGAAGCCCCTGCGCGCCCGAGGAGTGCCCGCCCATCGCGGCAAGGCCCGCGAGCACGCCCATCACCTTCTCGACCATGGCGCGGTCCGGAGGGCGCTTGTTCGCAGCCATCTCCTCGTACACGGCGTCGGCGCGCTTCTCGTACTCCTCGCGCTTGGCCTTGTGCTTGCCCGCGTCGGCCTTCGCCGTGTCGAGCGCCGACCTCGCCTCGTCCGCCTGCTCATGGCGCAAGGCCGCCGCCTTCGTGTGCGTCATCGCGGTCTCGTCGCCCGCGCGCTCAGCGAGACCGAGCCGCTTGTTGGCGTCGGCGATCTCCTGGTCCTGGTAGTCGCGCACCGTCGCCTTGAACCCCTTCGCAGCCGAGCGCTGGATGGGCGCGTCGAGCGCCGCCTCTGGAGCTGGCGGGGCGGGCGGCGCTGGCGCTGAGGGCGCGGCAGCAGCCGCCGCTGCGCCCTCCATCTCGGCAGGCGTAGGCGCGACGGGCGCAGGCGCAGTCTCGGTCGCCGCGAGCGCGCGCTCAAGCTCCTCGGGCGAGAGGCCCGGGAGATCGTCTACGTAGCTGCCGAGAGAAGCCGCCATGTCACGCTCCGAAGCTGTAGATTTTTCCGATGAGCCCGAGCGCACGACCGAGGCCGTTCTTCTCGCCCTCCTGCTCCGTGAGGCCCTCAGTCGCGCCGAGGACCTGCTGGGCCGTCCCCAGGGCGGCCTGCCCACCACCGCCCGCCTGCTGCGCGCCCGGCGGCGGCGGACGGGTCAGCTGCTGCGCGTTGCTGGTGGGCGCGGCGGCCGGCACGCGGAAGTCGCTGCCCACGTTCTGGAGCGCGCCGTTCTGCTCGTCCACGGTCAGGTCGTCCGTGATGCCGGAGGTGAGGTTACCGACGAGGCTCATGACTACTTACTCCCCAAGATTCCGAGGGTCAGCGCACTGGTCCATTTGCCCGCCTTGGCGAGGCCGGACTGCTCTTTCTGGTGCTCGATGCGCGCGGCCTCGGTGGCGGCGTCCGAGCCGAGCTGCGCTGTCGACCGGGCCGACTCTGCGCCGAGGAACGAGTCGCGCTGACCGCCGGCGGCGCCGAGGTGCTGGCCTGCCAGCTGCGAGCCCATCGCGGCGCTGGACGCGTCCGCTGCGCGCTCCTCGCCGCCCGCCTTCAGCTGGTAGTCCGCGCCCGCGGCCTCGAGCGCGCCGCGCGTCTGCAGGCCCTGCTGCGCCGCCGTGCGCGCGCCCGCCTCGCGCCCTGCCTGGAGGCCCGCCGCAGCTTGGTCCTGCGCGCTCAGGCCGGTGCGCGCGTCGATCGCGCCGCTGATGCCGCCGGCGCGAATGCCGGCCGCCTGCGCGACGGCCTGGTCACGCATCGCGTTGAGCTGGTTGGCCTCTGCGGCGCGCGTCGCCTGCTGGTCGAGCATCGCCTGCTGGTTATTGGCGCCCGCCGTGGCCAGCGCCGTCCGAACCGCGCTCGGCCCGCGGCCCGCGGCGAGTGCGAGCGCGTTCTTCTGGCCTCGGTTGGCAGAGGCATTGAAGGCGGCGTCTGCCGCCGACTGGTACTCGCCCGCGGCGTTCTTGGCGTAGCCCTCGAGCATGTCCGCCGAGGCGCCTCCGGCGGCCTCAAGGCGACCCGCGCCGCCGAGGATGTCGCCACGACCTGCGCGGTAGTCCCCGAGGGCCTGGTCAGCACCGGCGCCGTACGCGGTCTCCTTGTCGAGCTGCTTGATGCGCTCGCCCTCGTTCTGGTCGAGGGTGACGTCGGTCTTCTTGCGGTAGTCCTCGCGCTCTTTGCGGATCTGATCTTTCTGGTAGTCGACGTCCGACTGGTACTTGTCGCGCTCCCGGTACGCCGTGTCGAGGCCCGCGGTGACGCCGGCCTGGCCGCCCTCGATGTTGGACGCGTCGCGCCCGGCGAGCTTGTCGGAGGCTTCCTTGCTGCCGCCGAAGTGCTGACTCCGGGGCGCCTCTTTCTTGCGCTGCTTGGATCGACGGTGCTTGCCTTTTTCGATGACGCCCACGTGGTCCTTGCCTTGTATGCCGCCGCCCATTAGACCCTCGCGCTCTCCGGCACGTTGCGCCAGGCCTTGCCGGGTTTCTTGATGACCTCGAACGTGAGCGAGATCGGCTGAAAGCTCTCAAACGTCGCGCCCGTCTCGGTGAGCGTGACCTGCACCGCGCGCGCAGCCTGCTGCGCGGGCTCGAGCACGATGTCGTAGACGTTCTCACTGTTGGTGGAGGCGGTCACCTCGGCAGCGGTGCGCGTCTTGGTGTCGAGCTCGGCGCTGCCGTAGTCCGACAGCACCGTGATTGTGAGGCCGTGCGCGAAGTCGAAGTGCCGGCGCGCATGCAGCACGATGTTCTCGAGCAAGTTGTTGTCGCTCTTGTCGCCGAGGCTCACGTGTCCCGTCGCGATCTCGATCTGGGCGTTGGTCGAGGGCCGCGTGGGGTCCATCCGGTGGATGGCGTTGCTGTTCACCATCACCACCTGGCCGTCGGCACGCTGCGCGGCGCCCGTCATCGACGCCAGGCGGGTAACCGTGGTGTCCCAGAGCGTGAACGCGTCGACGATCCAGTTGTAGACAAAGACGTGGCCGTCCGACGTGAACCAGCAGACCTCCTGCTCGTCACGAAAGATCGCGGTGCCCACGATGGCGCCGTGGGCGTTGGCGTGAATCTCCGGGTAGCTCACCATTTGACCGGAAAACCGCGCGAACCTGTTGTCCGCCACAAACATCACGCCGACGGGGGTCTTGACGACGCTCAGGCGCTGCGTGCACGCGACATCGGACACCTGTACCGCGGCGGCGAAGTTGGGCGGTTGGGCCAGCGCGTCCGGACCCTCGCCCGCGGTCGCCCAGATGCCCTTGGAGGTCAGGAACACGGGATTGCCCTGCCACTCGCTCAGGGCGATGCCGTTGCCGGCGTTGCTCGGCGTGTCGAGGTAGAGGTCGGGGCTCATCTCAAAGAACACGCCCGCCTCCTTGGGCTTCGAGAACCACCAGCGCCCGGGGCGCTCGGCGTCGAGCATCCACGCGCGGTCGGCGATGACAGCGACGTCAAGGCATGCGTTGGGACAGAACGCGGCGAGCGGCTGCGTGGCGGAGCCGTCGGTGTAGATCGCCGGATGAAAGGCGTCGACGACGGGGAGCGGGATGTTGCTGAGCGTGGCGTAGTCGGCGCTGTAGAGCGCGGCCGATGCGATGTTGAGCCACGCGGGATTGGCATAGAGCACGGTGCCGTTCACCTCGGAGACGTAGAGCACGACCTGAAAGCCCGGCTGCGACGCGGCGTTGCGGTACGAGTCGGGCAGCCTGACGTAGACGGTCGGGGCGAGCGCGCCCGGCATGGCTTGGCTGACGATGTTGCTCGGGGCGCTCCTGTGCAGCTGCCCCTGCGCGTCGACCCAGGTGATCACCGCCGCGAACAGATACGCGCCCGCGGGAAACGCGGGGCCGACGCCTGTCGTGTCCACGCTGATCGAGGTCTGCCTGATGGGCGAGAACTCCGTGAGCCTCGCGCCGTCCCACACCGCGGGAAGGGCGCCCGCGACGATCGTCGCACCTTCGCCTGTGTGCGCGAAGCGCGGCTGCAGCGCCTCAAAGCTCAGGAGCGCGTGGCGCACCGAGTACCCCATCGCGACGTTGCCCTCGACAGTGTTCTCCTGGAGATAGGTAATCAGGGCGCGCCCCGGGTTCACGCACAAGCAGCTGAGCGGCGCCTGAATGAACAGACGATTGGGATTGACGCCGCCCGGGTCAAACGGGTTGAGGGCGCCGGGGTAGCGAATCGCGAGGTCGGTGCCAAGGCGCGCTACGCATGAGGGGAGCAGCGCGGCGGCGCCTCCTGGCGCGACTTGCAGGCCCAGACGAAAGACCTCGATCGAGGGGTCGGGCACGAAGTTGCTGCCGATCGTGGGGCTGTGGATCGGGTCGTAGGAGAGCATGGGCAGGTTCGGCCGATAGCAGACCTGCGTCGTGAACAGGCAGCACACCTCGCCGCCAAGGCCCGAGTACATCGTCACGATCTGGCCGACCATGGTCTGGTGCTTGAGGAGGCCGCTCGCCACGAGCGCTCCGGCAACCGCGTCGCGCCACTCGACGAGCGTGCCCCTTTGGCCCGCTGCGGTGCGCGAGACGGCAAACACGCGGCGAACGAGCGCGCCCGACAGCTCAAAGCCGCAGCTTGGCTGGCCGTCCTCGAGCTGCGCGGGCAGCGACCACACCTCGGCGAGGCTCGTCGGGTTGAGCTCGTACTCGTTGATCTTGCCGCCAGCGGCGTGGGCAGCAGCGATGAGGCCCGCCTGAGAGCAGTACGAGATGGCGAGGTAGACGAGGGCTCCGCTCAGGGCAGGGCTTGTGTAGCTGGCAGGGAACGTGAGCCCAGGGACCGCGACGCGCAGCACGGTAAACTTGGTCGCGTCGGCGGCGCTCAGGCAGATCACGTACGCGTTGGACGTGTCGAAGAGGTCGTAGGAGATCTGCGTCAGCGCGGGCCCCGGAAAGACGCCGCCCACCGCAGTGTGGACGACCACGGGGGCGCCGAGGGAGACCGCGAGGGTAGACGTGTTGATGGCGATCGTGCGGGCGCGCAGCTGCGGGGATGCGCCGTCCGCATACCAGAGGACCGCGACGGCGCCGTGCACGCTGACGGCAGCAAAGTTGCGCTCGTTGTCGAACGGGGTTGTGAACGAAAGCAGGAGCTGAGAGGTGACGATCTCGCGCCCATCGTCGCCGAGGACGGCCAGAAACACGCCCGAGACGCTTTGGTAGCGCTGGATGGTGACGTAGTAGGTCCAGGCGTTGACGCTGCTGTAGGCCGCGCTGGCGTTGAGCACGCTGGTGTTCGAGCCAGGCAGTACGCCCGCGCGCACGACCTGGGCGGGGTAGTACATGCTCTGCACGGCCGGCGGCGCGGTGTAGTGCACCGCGTTGGCGAGCGCGGTCCGGACCATGCGGCGCATGACGGGCACGGAGATCTTGGAGTCAGGGAGCAGCGTGGAGTCGGTCAGCCCGGCAGGGATCACGCCGCCCTGCATCGAGGTGAGGGTGTTGATCGAGATGCCGATGTCAGGCGCCTTGGAGGCTATCCCCGGCACCTTGGTGAGCCGCGTATTCATGCTGCGCACGACACGCGGCCGCGCCCCCACCGGCTGCACGAGCTCGGGGTGCGAGACGTTGTCCATGCCGAGCGTCAGGGGGAACGTCATCAGCTGCGTGCGCGGGTCGGCCATCTCAGAAGCACCAGACCCGCACCTTGGCGGCGGTCGGCGCGCTCAGTGCGAAGTAGAGGAACGTCTCGGGCTCGTCCTGGCCCTCGGGAGCGAGCGCACGCAGCGCCACGTTGGCGTCGCAGAGGACCGGAAACGCCCCGCGGTACACGCGCCCAAGGCCATGCCGCACCGACTGCACGCTGGTCGTGGCCTGAGCCTCGACGCTCACGAGTTGGCCGTCGACCAGGGGACTGCCCTGCTGCAGCTGCCGGTAGAACTCAAGCAGCGTGGTGCCCTCGCGTGGCTGGCGCAGCATCAGAACCTCCACCAGTGCGCATGGCGCTCGAGGCTGCTCCAGTTCTGCATGTCGCGCGGCTGCACGACGCCGTGCGGGTCCTTCCTCTTGGTCTTGATCCGCTGCTCGATGCGCTCGCGCTCGGTGGCGAAGGCGGCGTAGTCCTCGCCCGCGCGCTGCTTCACGATGCAGCAGCAGTTGTAGACGATCCACGTGTCCCAGCCGACCTGGCCGTTGAGCGTGTCGGCAGCGCTGGCAATGAACGCGCCCGTGCTGTAGCGCAGCTCGAGCTGGTGCACGGCGGCAGGGGGCGGAAAGAACTCGAGCGTGTCGGCCACGATGCGATAGCGGGGGCTGACAAGATCCCAGGTCTGTCCGCTCAGCGCGGGGTGCACGTCCTCGAGGTTGGCGGCCTCGAGGACGAAGACGTCGCCCGGACCACGCAGCCAGCACAGCCGCGTCAGCTGCGAGAAGTTGAGCGGCAGGGCGACGGTCGCGACGCCGGCCACGGTCACGAGCGGCGCCGTACTCACGAAGTGCCAGTCGCCGTCCTCCATGATGCCGCTCAGCTCGCGCGCGGACTCCTGCACGTAGCGCAGGATGGCGGCAGTCGTGACCTTGGTGTTGGCCGTGTAGACGGGCAGATCGCAGCGGTCGCGCACGCGCTCTTGGATGTCCGTGATGAGGAACGCGACGGCCACGATCTGCCTCCTTATTCGTCTTCGGCGTCAGACTCGTCGTCGTCGTGCTCGTCGTCGTACTCGTCGTCGCACACGACCATCATCTGACTGAACGCCTCGCCCAGGGCTTGTGCGTCGTTCTTCTTGATGGCCTTGAGAAACGCCTCCGCCGCGAGCGTCTTGGCGTCGTCGCCGCCGCCTTCCTCGTCGTCCATGGGCGTCCCCCCCTTCGGCTTTTTCTCGCCGATCAGGAGGATGCCGAGGTCGTCGCCGGGCTTTTTCATCAGTGCGCCGTCCCGATGATGACGACCGTGATGGCCTTGCCCGTGGAGTCGGCCGCGACGGCGCCGCCCGCGGTGACCGTGGTGATGATCACCACGTTGCTGCCCTCGAGCATGTCGCCGGCGCTCTCCTGCGCCGTGGTGCCGCCCGCGTCCGAGGTCAGCACGATGGCGTTGCGCAGCGCCATGGGCAGCGTGATGACGGTCACGCCCGTGGCAGTACGCTCGATCTTGGTAGGACCGCGCGTCTTGTTGACGTCGACGACGGGCTGGCTTGCGCCTGCGGTCGTGAACCGCGCCGTGAACATCACCGTTTCGCCGCTGACAGCGCGGCGCTTGACGAGACTGAATACGTTGGGATCTCCGTAGAGCGCCATGGTCAGCCCCCTTCAGATCGCCGGCAGTTCGACGTGCATCAGCTGGTTGACGTGCCAGGCGGCGAGGTTTCCGTAGTTGCACATCAGCCCCTTGACGGTGCCGGTGTCGCGGTCGAGCCAGAACTGGTCGCCCTTGCCCATGCCCGCCCAGTCAGGCTGATCGCCGCATGAGGCACGCACAAACGCGCCGTCTGCCACCATCTTCGACACGCCGTAGGGGCAGAGCGCGGCCTCGATGAAGGTGATGTTGTCGACCTTGAACGCTTCGACGCCCATCTCGTAGGTCGTCTGCTTTTCGAAGTCGGTGACGCGCTTGGCCTCGTACTCCGAGCGCACGGCCGCGCCGTAGAGCGGGTGGATGTAGAACGTGCCTTTCTTGAAGCCCGGGCCCACCTCGGTGCGCGCCTGCGCGAGCGCGCGGATCCACACCGTCTGCAAACTGTCCGTCTTGCCGTCGTAGCGCACGCCCGCAAGGCGGCTCGGGTACACGCTGCGGTCGACGCCGCAGAACAGCGTTGCCGTCGGGTCGGTGGGGGGGTTCCAGTCCGCGAGCCCGAAGCCCACCTTGGCTGCGCCTGCGTTCTGGGCGTCTCCCTCGCGGAAGATGAAGTCGCCCACCAGCGCCGCGCCGAACAGCGTGGTGAAGTTCTGCGCGAGGAAGGTGATCACGCCCGTCTTGGTGTTGACGCGCGAGACCTTGGCCTTGTTGGTGGTGCCGCCTGAGCGAATGGCGCCCGTCGCCGTGGTGGCGAGCACGACCCACATATCGACCTCGAACAGCACCGAGTCGGTGATGGTCTGCAGCGTGATGGTCGTGTCCGCGCCGATGGTCACAGACCCGATCACGCCGCGGTAGCCCGCGCCCGTGCCGAAAATTTGCTTTTCCATCTCGACGCCGATGGTCTCCTCGACGCCGTCGGTCTCGTACTTCATCTGGTCGACGAAGGCCGCGGCGCTCACGCCGCTCGTGGTCGCCTCCATCGCGTTTTTCACGAGCTGATGCTCGAGCCGCATCTGCGCGAAGTAGGTCGTCTGCGGAACCGTGAACGAGCTGCCCTTGCTCGGGCTCGCGTTGCTCGCGGCCGTGGCGATCGCAGCCGACGCGCCCTGGGGCGTCGCGTAGGGGGCGGGGATTTCGTACCCCTTGCCGCTCGCGAAGTCCTTCTTGTGCGGCGTGTTGAGCATCGCCGGCTTGTCGCGGACTAGGGCGTCGCCGGGCTTGGTGCCGTCTGCGTAGATGACTTTCTGGAGGAACGCGAAGTCTTGGTTGGTACCAGCAGCCATGGGGCCACCTCGAAGTGACTAGGTCACCCCGACTGCCAGGCCTTCCGCGCTTCCTCGAGGACCGCAATTCTCGCGAGGCGAGCGGCTTCCCCGGTGAGTGGCTTGGAAGAGTGCGCAGACGAGGGGGACGCGCTGGAACCATTTCCAGTCGCGGCGCCCTGTGCGTCACTCTTCGAGCCACTCGCTCCCACCTGATGCCCGAGAAGGGCTTTCAGCTCAGGCTTCAGCTTGAGCAGAAATGAGCGAGTACGGTCGGACTGTAGCGCCTCGACAATGGTGGTCGCAAGCGTGCCGTGGAGCTCCGCCGCGACCTCCCCGAGGTCAGGCCGGGTGGGATTGCCCGGCGGGGGCCTGCCCGCCGTCTCCCAGCGGTCACGCCAGACCTCGTAGACCTGCTCCTGGAGCTTGGGCTCGCCCGCGAACATCGGCAGCTCGTCGGCGGCGCTCTCGATGTACTTCGACACGACGCCGATGTCCCGCGTGCGCACCTCGCTGTTGCGCTGCCCCTGGTCGCGCTCGTCGGCTTCTTTCAGCCGCGCCTCCAGGCGCTCCAGGCGCTCACGCACGGCCGGCGAGAGCTCCTGCGTGTCGTCGTCGAGCAGCTCCCGCACCTTGCCGGGGTCCCTGCTGAGCGTTTTCGTCAGCTCGACGTACTCCTTGCGCGTGAGGCGCTTGGTTTTGGCCTTCTCGAGCTCGGCGCGGAGCAAGGCCAATTCCTTGTCCTTGGGCTCGAGCTGGCTCTTGAGCCGGACCGCCTCCTCGCGGGCCAAGCGGTTCTCCCGGGTGAGCTTGGAGAGCCGCAGCTCGTAGTTCTTGTCGGTCTCCCCCCGCTTCTGCTCCGGAACGTCGCCGCCAGCGGCTTCAAGCTGCGCCTTGGCGCCGTCGACGCCTTGGGGGGTGGGGGATGGGCCGCCGCTGGGTGCTGCGGGCGCCTCAGGGGCCGCTGGCGGCGGCGGAGCGGGTGTTGCGGGGGTCGTCTCGGCCATTCAGCGCCTCCTAGGCCTGCGCCATGGCGCCAGGCATCATCTGCGGCGGCGGCGCGCCCTGTTGCGCCAGCTGGGCCGCGGCGAGCGCCTCCTCGCCGAGGGCTGCCGGCGCAGGCTCGGCGGCGGCGGGGGGCTGCTGGGCCTCGAGGGCCTTGGCCTGGAGGTCCTGCACGTACCCGAGGTAGGCGTCAAAGCGGCCGATCACGTCGTCCGGGGCCCCGAGGCGCCAGGAGACCAGGCGCGCGTTGGTGACCGTGTACGCGGCGAGCTCGAGGTCCTGCTCGGGGATGGGGAGGAGCATCTCCTCGCGGCCGGCCTCGTCGATGATGTTGTCGATCTGCTCGTGGATGAGGTCGTAGTTCGCGTTCTCGAGGGCCTCGAAGGCCTCCGTGTCCGGGAACTCCATCAGGTCCATCGCCTGAGGCTTCGAGACGAACCCGCGCGCGATCCAGTTGTCGACGCGCTCCCACTTGCTGGCGGCCGTCGTGGCCTGCGCCGAGATCGGGAACATCTGCACGCTGGCGTCCGACTCGGACAGCTGCAGGTCCTTCCACTTGCTGGTCTTGATCCACGTGCGCCGGCCCGAGCGCGCGCGCGCCTTGACCTCGTACTCGGGGTCAAGCTCGCAGCACGCGTCGTTCAGGTCCTCGAGCAGGCGCGTGATGTCGAGATACGTGCGCTCGAGGAGGCGCGCCGGGTTGAGGAAGCGCCGCACCTTCACGTCGTCGGCGCGCTGCACGGCTTCGCCCGACGCGAGGCCCTTGTTGACGTCGCCGGTGACCGTATTGTCGCCGAACCCCTGCGCGTCGTACGCGTCCTGCTTGATCTCGCGGCGCTGCTCGGCGAGGTCGGGCGGCGTTGCCGACGACGTCACGAGCGTGGGCGGCGTACTGCCCTCGCGCACCTCGAGCACCTGACAGGCCACGTTCGTGAGCATGTCGCCGTCGACGCCGGAGTTGCTGAACGTGAACCACTTCGACATCGAGCCGAGGCGCTGGCTCGCTGCGATGTAGTCGTCGATCTCGGTGAGCCTGAGCTGCGCCTGGAGCATGCGCTCGGTCAGCGACTGCCCGCCGAAGCCCTGGTCGCGCTCGGCAAACAGCACACGCACGATGCGGTGTCTGCGCTTGGTGTACGCCTGGTCGAGGATCGTCGCGTTGCTGATGGTCTTGACGTAGGCGCCGTCACTGCCGCCGTCGACGGTGGGCAAGGTCCACGCCTCGACCACGCGCACGCGGTTGGCTTGGTTGGGGCGCTGGAGAAAGAAGTCGGCGTAGTCCTGGTTCGTGGGGCCTGACGCGCCAAGGATCTTGTCCTCGAACTTCTTGTGCGACGCGATCAGCTCGTCGCGGTCGACGAAATAGATGCGGGCGAGCCTGAGCGGCAGACCATAGCGCCCGTCCTCGGGGTCCCACACGACCTCGTTGTGCAGGCACCTGCCGACGCGCGGCAGGCCATCGGGCCCGACCTCGCCGTAGACCCAGCCCGTGCCGCCCTCGCAGCCGCCCGCGAACGCCTTGGGCACGTGGTCGAAGATCTTCAGGTCGTAGAACTGCGACTGCAAGACGCGCGAGCGCTGCTCGGCCTTACGCGACGTCTGCCACTCGGCGGCGGTGGTGAGGTACTGCGGCGCCGTGCGGGCGAGCGCGATCATGCTGACGGCGGTGTCGCGGCCGGCCTGCAGGATGTTGTCGCGGATCTTGTACGGGAACGCCGAGCGAATGGCGTAGTCCATCTCGTCGTTGCCGGTGGGATTGAAGTTGTTCACGGCGCTCACGAAGATGCGCGTGTCCATGCGCTGCACGCTCTGCTGCTTTTGGCAGTAGTTGACCCAGCGCCAGAGCGTGTCGTGGCGGTCGTCCTTTTTCGCGCGCCACCACGCGATGCTGTCTTGCTGGTGGGTGGTCATACTGACTCCGGCAAGCGGATGGAGAGCAGGTAGCCGCGGCCCGGGCAGTACGCGACGAAGCGGAGCTCGTCCTCAGGTTCGAAGCTGCCGGCCCAGTAGGGCGTCTGCGGTACACAGAACGGCTCGCCCTTCGGCGGCGGCTCAGGCAGCTCGAAGCGCCCATCGTTCCACCAGCGGCGATCGCACTTCATGGGTCCTCCCGCTTCGGACCCATGTGCAGCTTGCACCAGCCCTCAGGGCCGCACCGGTCGATCGCCTCGATCTCGCGCACGCCAAGGACTGCGCCGTCCTCCCCGGACACCATCTGCAGCCACATGCCGACGTGGAGGTCCGGAGCCTCGACGTAGCCCCACTTCCACGCCTCGTCGTTGGCCGTGATGATCATCCGGCCCTCCCTGCGAGTGTCAGGGTGCGCTGCCGCAGCTCCTCCGCCTCGGGCGAGAGCTTGCGCGGGTCCTCGACCCTCGGCTCGGGCTTGGGCAGCTCGACCGGCTGGGGCGCCGCGAAGTGCACCTCGCAGCCAAAGCCCTTGAACGAGACGGCGCCGAGCTCGCGCAGCTTCGCGCACGTGGCGATGACCAGGTCGGCGGTGGCGGCGGAGGGGGTCACAGCAGCACTCCCCGGCAGGCGGCCTCTTGCCAGGGGTCGAGCTCGACCCAGAAGCACCACCTCTCGCCGGCCAAGTCTCTCTCCCTGTTCACGCCCACGCCGGCGCTGTCTGACAGCTGGACGAGCGCGTCGAGCTCAGGGAGGTCGAGCGAGCCGTTGCGGCGGGCATCCTCGAAGATGACCCTCGTGACGATCACTCGGTGGATTGTCCCTGCGGGCGTCACTCGCTGCCGATTCGCGTGTAGCCCGCCTCGAAGGCCGACGCGGGGCTGTAGGACTTGTACCCGTCGTCGTACTGCACGAAGTAGCCGCCCGCTACGGGCGCGTGCTTCTCGAACCAGGCCTCGGTCACGACGACGCTGCCGTCCTCGGAGTCGTCGCCTCGCACGGTCAGGCCGAGCCGGCACTGCTCAGGCCCAGGTTCGACGGACAAGATCTTCGCCGCCCAGACTTCCTTGTGGCACTTCCAGCGCGGCAACTGCACCTTCGCCGCTTCATCCGTGCTCACGGCTGTTTCGTCAGTGCTCATCAGCCCCACCGCCCCTTCGTGCGCTGCTGCTCTTGGGCGCGCGCCTTGAGGTCCAGCTGCGCCCGTATCTCTGCGTCGAGCTTTTCCGCTACCGAAAGTGTAGCTGGCACGTTTTTTGGCGTCCATGCAAGAGTTTCCATGAGCGCGTATCGCCCCGCGTCAAAGCAGTCCTGGGAAAACGCGTCGTCGGGCGCCTGCTTCCACTCGTCGTCCCAGGGGAGCACCTGCCACTCGTCCGCCAGCGCCTTGGCTGCGGGCTGGAGCAGCTTGAGCCTTCCTGTGCGCAGCTCCGTGTTCTGGAAGCGGATGCTCTCGACGATGCTGCCCGCGACCTTGTGGGCCGAGCGGACGTTGACCCCGAGCTGGGCGCCGTACTTGGCATTGAAGGTCTCGTAGAAGGGCTTGCCGCCGCCGGCGGGGTCACACACGACCGATTGGGCGCCCGAGCGCACGACCTCGCGGTAGAGCATGTCGGCCGCGTCGTCGTAGGTCAGGCGCGAGGCCTTCTCAGCGTGCACGAAGTACCGCGCGGCCGGCGCCCAGGGGGACATGGTCAGCGTCGTGAGCGCGAACGCGTCGTTGAAGCCGTAGTCGACGCCGATCACATGCGGCCAGTCGCGCGAGTAGCCGGGGGGCAGCGCCAGGATGGCGTCGCGCGCCGGCACGTACTCGACGACCATGCTGTCCGAGTCGTCGACGAACAGGCCGAGGTACTCGCGCTGAAAGGTCGCGCTCTCCCAGGTCCAGGCGTTGCGCTCGAGGATGCCCTGAAACCACGCCTCGGCGCCGCCCTTGCCCTCGCGAAAGAAGGGGTTCTGGCGCGCGTCCCAGTGGTGCACGCTCCACTTGTGCGTCTCGCTGCCGGCGCAGATCTCATACCAGCCGCCTGCCCGTGTGTGCGACGGCGTGCCGTTGAGGGTGAGGCTGCCGCCCGTGTCGCCGAGCGCAGGCTCGATGACGTCGGTGACCATGCGCCCAAGGAGCGCCGCGTACGTGCGCACCTCATCGAACGCCGCGCCGCGCATCTTGAAGCCGCGCAGAAGCTCCACCGCGCCCACGTCGGCCACGCCCCAGAACTGCAGGCGCGCCCCGTTCGGCAGCTCCCAGTAGGCGTCCTGCGCGTTGGGCTTGAGCGGCAGCTGGTGCTGCACGACCAGGCTGTGCACGTTCTGCCAGTGCAGCGACTTCGCCTTCTTGAGCGTCTCGCTGCCGAGGATGACGACCTCGTTCGGCCCGGCGTCGAGCGCGTCCATGACGCCGCACTTCGGAATGCCGTCGGACTTACCGGCGCGCCGGCCTGCGTGGCAGGCCTTGAACTGGGCCGGGTCCGTGTAGAGCGCGAGCTGCTCGGGGAACATGCTTGCGCGGATGGGGGCTTTGAGCCGCCAGCTGGTGCCGAGGACGGCGTCGGCGTAGGCGACGAGGGCGTCGAGGTCGGTCATGGGCGCAGGATGCCACGACGTGGTGTTGCGTGCGCACATTGACCAGTGCGAGAGCGCCGGTCGACAATACTCAGGTGGGAAGATTTATCCTGGGATGCCTGGTGACGCTGTTGGTGGGTTGCGGTGGACGAGGTGCGAAGTACCCCGACGGCTCCCCGGAAGCGCACATGATCCGCCACTACGGCTCGCAGCTCGTGGAGGTTAGCTGCGAGCGGCAGGGGTCGGGCACGGGATACGAGCCCGGCATGGTCGCCAAGGTTCGCTTTCAGAAGCGGTGCGGAACGATCTCGCAGGACTTCGTTCGAGAAGTCCTGCGACCTACCAACTGCAAGGCTGCGGACGACCCCGAGGCTTGCTACGCGCGCATTGACGAGATGTTCGTAGCTCGACTCAAAGAGCGGTATCGGCATGCGGATAGGGGCTGGATCGACAATCACTGTCGAGGATATCCAGCGGCCTGCTCCACCTTGCAAGACTACGAGCTCCTCTACCTCGAGAGCCACAACGAGCGCGTCTTCACCGCATGGATGGCGTCCAAGGCTGACCTGGATGCTCGGCAGGCCCAGGCGCAGGCTGAGCAGAGGGCGAAGAGGCGGTACAGGGCGGTAGCTGTCGCTGCGGTTCTGGCTGCGAGCAACTAAAGGCGTCGCGGGCGGGGCGTCAGGGCGTACGACCACGGCCCGCCTCCTCGTCATCCCTGCTGCGCAGCTCGTCCGTGATGCGCCTGGCCGCGACCTCCATGAGGCCCACGAGCGTGGTGTGGCCCTCGAGCGGCTCGATGGGGCCATCGCCGTAGTCGATGACGCCCGTGAACAGGCTGTGCTCGTCGCGGGCGATGCGCAGCGTGGCGATGACCTCGTAGATCATGGTTCGTCTCCCAGCTTCTTGAGGTCGGCGGCGAGCGCGGCGTCGCGCGCCTTGGCGAGCCTGAGCGCGTCTACGGCCTGCTCGCGCGTCGCGGGCACCGCCGTCAGCGCGATGGGTTTACCGCCTGCCCCGGTGTGCTCGAGACGCCTCGGCGCCTCCCAGCCCTTGAGCTTGGCGATCAGTGCTGTCGCCGCGATCTTGTCCTTCGGCATCGGCGCGCGCTTGGCCAGCTTCGTGAGGTGCTCGAGGCCCTCTCTGCGGCTCATGACGTTGCGTCCCGTCGCCTTCGACTGGCCCGCTTTGATTGCTGCTTGCACGACGCTAAGTTTCGCTAAGGTCGACCCCTGGACGTGCGGACTCGCGTAGCCCGCCTCTTTCGCCGCACGCGTCGCGTTGCCGTGCACGAGGAAGCGCTCGACGAATCGGCGCTGTCTCTCGGTCAGGGCTGCGCGCGTCTTGGGCATCACTCAGCCGCCGCGGTAAGGGCGTGCTCGCCGCGCTCGATGCCATCGGCGAGCCGCGCGATATCTTGCGACGCCGCAATGCTTACGAGTGTGCCGCCGACGCGCGGCGTGACCCTAAGCCACGCCACCACCGCAGCACGCTCAGCCTTGCGACCCGCCGTGTAGCCGCGCGCCTCGGCATCTGCGATGGCCTGCGCGACATCGCTCATCACAGCGGCTCCTCCCCGATGCGCGCCGCCAACCTGACCTTCTCTCGCGCCACCGCCCTGCGCATCTGCGCGCCCACCTGCAGCCCCCGAAACCTGCCCACGTACACCAGCAGCGCCACGACCGCCTTGGCCTCTGCGGGGAGCTTCTCAAACAGCGCCTGCGCCTCGGCGCCCGTGGCGAAGCCCAGTGCCTCGAGCTGCTTACGCAGGTGCCTGCGCTTGCCTGGTACACGGCCTGGCGGACGGCTACGCACCGGTCACGCTCCTGGCGCAGGCGGCGAGCCACGTCGCGAGCTCGAGCGCCTGTTGCGCGCTCAGGGCCCAGCCGCACCCGTCGCCGGGCGGAGCACGCAAGAGCAGGTGCGTCGGCACCTCGCCCGGCTCTTGCTCGGGGCCCGGGCACACCCCGATCAGCGCTTGCACGCTGTCGGGCGTGTACACCTTGGTCTTGGGCGCGCGCTGGTCCCGCGCCTTGCGGATGTCCGTGACCTTGCGCGTGGGAGAGATTGGCTCGCCCACGACGCCCATCTTCCTCGTCGGCCAAGAGCCTCCACGGTCAGGCGGCTCGCCCACGGTCGGGTCATACAGACCCTGCGGCGTCTCGACGATGCACTCGGCGCCGCAGACCGCGCAGCGCATGTACTTCTCGGCCGTGTGCTCGTCGGTGGCGCCGCCCACCTCGAGCCACTCGTGCACGTCGCACAGCACGCTGTCGGGCTCGTCGTCGGTCATCCCCTGCTCCCCAGCGCAAACGACCTGTCGAAGTACAGCTCGCACAGGGCGGCGCGCCTGCGGCACTCGTCGTAGTCGCGGCACAGCTTGTGCGCGAGAAACTGCTGCGCGAGCGTGTAGCGGACCGCGGGGTCGAGGCTCTTGAACAGGCGCGCCGTCGCCCAGACCTGCCCGCAGCCAGGGCCGCCCACCTCGGTCACGGACGTGGCTTTGTAGCCCGAGAGGATCTTGGCGCGGATCTTCTTGGTGATGGCCTCGACCACGAACACGAAGCTCTCGCGTTCCTCGTACTTCCAGCGCGCGTCCTGCTCGCGCATGCGCTTCTCGCCGGCCTCGGCGCGCTCGTGGATGCTGCGCGCACAGCGGGCGATGACGGCAGCGCGGTCGATGCCGATCACGCCGTAGCCTGGCGTGGCACGGAGGGGGGCGCGGAACTCGGGCTTACGGGCCATCGTCTTGCCTCTCGTCAAGCGCCTGCTTGATGACCTCCTCGGTCAGGTTGACCGCTGTTTGCAGGCCCAGCGACCGGCCCACGTCTACGGCGTCTTTCGTGCGCACCGACTCCTGGTACGCATCCTCCTGCTGCGCGACGAGCTCGCGAAGCAGGATTCGAAGCCTTGCCAGCTCGTCCATCACCGCTTCCCCTTCACGTGTTGCGTGTGCTGCGGCTGTTGCACCCGTTGCGGCTGTTCCACGTGTTGCACCCGTTGCAAGACGGCGCACCGCACGTTGGCGAGCGGCACCTCGCACTGCTCGCCCGTGGCCTTGTGCGTGACCAGGTACGCGTGCTCGCCGGTCTCCCTCGTGATCTCGAACTCGGGCGCCTCGTAGGCGTGCATGTACGGCGTCTTGGCCTCGTTGTTGGGCCGCCAGCCAGGCAGAAACCTGGCGGTCATGCGTAGCTGAATGCGCGCGTAGTTCCGCGTCATGCGCTTCTCCTGCGTGGGCTGTGCACCAGGCGAATCGGCACGCGGTACCGCATGCCCAGCGCCTCGGCTTTCTGATCGAATCGTGACCGCAACGTGTACCAGCTCGCCCCGTGCGGAAAGGCCGCCTGGAGCAAGAGCGAGCCGAGCTGTAGGCGCCGAAAGTCCTGCTTCACGCTCACCCAGTGGACGGCGTCTCGTGGCGCGTCGAACATCACCCAGCCATAGGCCCGCGCGTCACACTCGCTGTCACGCGCCACGATCACATCGGCGCCCGCGTCGAGGAGCCGCTCGGCCTCGTGGCCGAAGCTCGCGAGGTACGCGTGCCGGTGCGGGCTGCCGGACTTCGCGCCGTGCCCGAGCGCATCGACGTAGCCGTGCACGAAGCTGTGCAGCACAAGCCCGCGCTCGCTCTCGAGCATGGGCCCGAACGCGACCCGCCCGAGCTCGGGCACGCTGGCGAAGCGGACGCTCACCTGAGCACCACGATCAGCAGCAAGACCAAGATCACCACACCGAGCGGACCAGACACCAACAGCGGCACGTGGTGCGGGACCAGGTAGCTCAGCAGCACCAGCAAAAGCAGTACGAGCAGCACATCACGCAGCGTCATGACCCCTCCTCGAGCGCGAGCTGTTTCTGCGCGGCTCTCTTCACGCGGCTCACCATGCGCGTGGCTTTGCGCTGGTGGGCGAGCACGGCCACGCCGTCGATGGCGCCCCACGCGCAGATGCAGATGCCCTCGGCCTCGTTGTGGTCGGTGACCTCGCGTCCCACGTGGCGCGTGGCCCACTCGACCGCACGCCGCTTGAGCGCGTCGGTGCCGATGGACTGGCCTACGCCAAGCACACGTGCTCGCCAGTCGCGCGGCGTCACCTTGAGCCGCAGCACCTCGGGATGGCCAATGCCGTCGAGCAGCTCGTCCCAGCGCCCGCGTGCAGCGCCAAGGCCGAGGAGCATGGCCGCGTTGCGCTTGGGCGCCTGGTCCTGGCCGTCTGCGCGCTTACGCCCGCCGTAGCTCAGGCTGATGGCGCCGTGGTCCTCGAACACCACGAGCAGATCGTCCGCCGCGTGGTGCGCGTACCGCAGCGCTTCGTGGAGCGCGTCCTCGCGTTCGCCGTGGTGCTTGGCCAGGCCGTGCTGGAGCACGCGGCCGCCAGGCGTGGCAATCGCCCAGCCCGAGGCCTTCGCCTGGTCGATGCCGAGGACGATCGTTGGCGTGTACTTCACGCATCACCTCCCATCAGCACGCGAATGCGCCGCGCGGTCGTCACCACGTCAAGGTCGACTTGGCGAAGCTTCCGCACGCGCCCGCTGCGATACACCGTGACGGCGCAAGCGAAGTCCGCGCGGCACCTCTCGAGCGCGTCCGACAGGGCACGTGCGCCTTCGCGAATCGCGCTGTAGCGGCAGCTCGACGGCACCGCGCGGCACGCTGCAATCCAGCCGCGGTAGTAGCGGCCCCGCACGTTCAGCTGCAGCATGCCGCGGCTCGAGCGATTCCAGCTGACCGCGTTCGGGTCAAGGCTCGGGTTCTCGCCGATCAGGAGCGCGCCGAGGTCTTCTGGGCGCAGGCCCGTCTCTGCTGCGACTTGCTCGACGTCGCGAGCCACCGAGGCAACGTGCGCAGGGCCGCCGAGGGCACGAAGCCGTGCGTAGTACGTGCGCTCGCCGCTCGGGGCAACGAAGCTCAAACAGAGCGCGAAGGCGAGGGCGAACGTCACGACGCGCTCCCCTTGGTCTTCGCACGCATCCTGAGGAACTTGAGGTGCGCGCTCTTCACGGCGGGGTCTCGGACGAGCCTGTGCGCGTCGCCGGCGGCGCCCAGCCGGGCAGCCGCCAAGAGCTTGTCAAGCGCGACGACCTCCTCCTCGGTGAACGACGCCACCAGCTCGGGCTTTTCGCTCATGTCGCGCCTCGCTCTCTCACCCTGCGCCGCGTGCTGATCGGCAGCTGCTCGGCGCTGAGCACATGCGCGAGCACGACCTCGTGCATGCGCCGCTCGGTCCACGCCGTGAGCGTGTCGCCCGCGCTCTTCGTGCACGCGGCGCAGAGGTGTCCGCGCACGCTGCCCATGCGGTAGCGCTTGGTCTCCGGCGCGCTGCAGACTGCGCATTTCATGCTGCCTCCGCGCGCGCCGTCTGCGCGATGCCGATCAACAAATCGCGGAACGCCGGCGGCGTGGCCAAGCGCTCGTGCTTTCCCATGCGCTCAGCGCAGCACCACTCTTTGCCGGTAGCCTCCGCGTACTGCGCGAGCCACTCCCGCCGCGCAGCTCGATGCTCGGCGGACATTCCCTTGGGCGGGCTCACCGCGCGGCGTCTCTCCTCGGCCGAGTGGAAACCATGGTCCAGTCGAACGCGCTGCGCGCTTGGACCCCATCGCAGCGACGGGAGGCTGGAGACGCCGCACGCATAGAGCCACGTTGCCTTGCGCGCACGGTGGCCGTAGTGGCCCTGCTCGACTCGACACGTCCATCCGCCCTCGAAGTCTGCGGCCACCCAAGCGCCCCCGTGAGGCGGCGCGTTCAGCCGAAAGACCTGCCACGCAGCCGACGCTTCGGGATGCTCGAGCACGCCGCCCCAGCGACGCACGGAGGCGAGCGCTGACGCAAAGCAGCCGGCGTCGTCACCCTTGCGCATACGTACTCTCGCGCTCGGTCCACCGTGCCAGTAGCGGCCCCAGCGCTGACAAGGCGGATGCGCCACGACCGGATACGGACCCGCGTACAGCCGCGCGTCGCGCCGCTCGTCCCACGCATCGACGTGCGGCAGGCCGAAGTACACGCCCTTCGGGGGGGGGCAAACGAACAACGCGGCAATCATGCGTTCCTCCAGGCTCTCGGCAAGATCGCCATGACCCGCGTTTGCTGCTCTGCCCAGCCGCGCTCGGTGCGCAGCTCGGTGACGCCGTAGTGCTCGTGCGCAAATCGCTCGAGCAGCTCGAGCTTGCGGTCGGTCGCGACGTCCTCTCGTGCGTGCTCACGCAGCGTGTTCCAGGTCCAGGCGAGCTGGCCGAGCTTGCGTGCGTTCTCGGCCTCGGCCCACGTCACGTGCTCGCGGTACTTGCCGAGGCCGACCGCGGTGTCGTGCGCGCCGACGATGTTTTGTACGACCTGGCGAGCTGCTTGCGGGTTGCCCTCGCGTCCAAGCCTTCGCGCCTGGTCGATCGCACTTTCGAGCCACGAGGGCGGCGCCTCGAAGCGAATCGGCGTGAACGCGCCGAGCTGCTCGAGGCCGTCGCGTGCGACCAGCTCGTAGTTCTCCGTGGCGCAGACGGCCGCGAGAGCTGCGTTCTGCTCAGCGTCCGAAGGCACGGCGCGGCTCCCCTCCTCGAGGCGTCTCGAGGTCTTTTTCCAGCTGCTGGATCTGGCGCACGACCTCGGTGAGCGGGTCGCCGAACTCGCCGCGCTCGCACAGCGCCTTGTGCTGTTTGCGCAGCGCTGCGAGCTCGTGCTGGGGCCCGTTCTTCACCTGCGACGGCGCCTCGCGCGGCTCGAAGTACTTGTGGGCATCGCGTGCCAGATGCGCGATCGGGAAGTGCTGCGAGCGGCACCACGGGTCATCGAAAAACGTGTCGAGCGTGCGGGCAAGGTTTGCGTCGACCTCGCCTGGCAGCGAGCACAGCCACGCCGCGAGCACCGCCACGCTCGGGTCTCCCGCCCGGGTCCACAGGCTCCCCTCGGCCGCCTCGAACCGCTGCGCGAACTCTTGCCGCACGACCCGCTCGCTCTCCGCCTGCCGGTCCAGGACCGCCGGCGCGCGCGCTCTCTCTCTCACGGTCGGGACGGGCTGGGACGGGCTGGGACGGGAGACGCGCGCGTGGGCACCCTCTACGGTGCCGTCTCGCGACGCGTCTACAGACGGTCGTGTAGACGCGTCTACATGGGCGTCTCGCCATCGTTTCTGACGCGCTGCTTTGTGCCTCCTCGCGGCGTCTACATCGGTCTTTTTTGGCTGATAATCAGCCCAATCGTGATAGCGCCACCCGTCCCCATCGTGTTCCCAAAGCCCGCATGTGACCAGCGCTTGCGCCCCCTGCTTGGCGTCCTTCCCCAGCCGATGTAAGACCTTCTCAAGTCGCGTCAAGCTCACAAAACCATCGGTCAAACGGCGCGCGCAGTCGGCTCCCATGACCGTCCAGACAGTGATCGCAGCCATGTAAAGTCTCGGTTGAGACTCCAAAACCTCGAGCTTTGGATGCTCCGGGAAGCCGTCGTCGATGCGGAACCAGGTCATCGCAGCACCAGCACGATCGCGTGGTCCTCGAACACGCGCTTGAACCGGCCCTGGCGCTCGCCGTAGTACGGCAAGGCGTTGGCGAACTTCGCCCCCTGCTCGCCAGCAAAGCAGATGCGCTTTTTCCAGAACGCGATCGCGTTAGCGGTCTCGAGCACGTACTGCGTGGCCCTCGTGCTGGTGTCGGACGGGATGAGGCCGATCGACTCGACGCCCTCAAGTCGCCACTCGGCGTGCGCCTTGGTGACCCACTGCAGAAGCTGTCCGCGCGAATAGGGCGGGTTCCAGAAGGCAATGCCATCCTCGAACGCGTTGGCGATTAAGTCCCCCCAGTTCGCCCCGAGCCCGCACTCGGTCAGCCACACGCCGGCCCCGACCGGATTGTTTGCGGCGGTGCACGGGTCCAGCACGATGCAGTGAAACTCCCGCACCACGGCGAGCACGCTCTCGGGCGTGAAGCGCTCGTCGGTGTCGCGCGCGATCGGGGCAAGCGCCTGCGTCACAACTCAGTGTCCTTCCTCGGCCCCGCCCTGCTGCATCTCCATGCTGGTCTGCAGCTCGTCCGGGCGCATCGGGCGCGAGAAGACGACCTCGCCTGAGTCGAGGCGCACCAGGTCGACCATATGCGCCGGGTAACGCTCGTACTCGGCGCAGTCGACCGAGCGCGTTTCTCTGCCCGTGGTGACCTCGTGGCTGAGCCGGTAGATGCGCGTGTCGACGCGCCCCACGCGAGACTTGTGCTCCTCGCTGAACTCCTTTTTTTCAGCGTCCAGCGCGCGCTTCTCTTCGACGGCCTGGGCGAGCGCAATGCCCTTCAGACGCTTCTCGTCGTCGGTCATCACGCACGGCAGGTCCTTCACGTACTTGTTGCCCATCGCTGTCTCCTTCACGTGTTGAACTGCCGGCCGCCCGCATCTCATGAGCGCTCCCCGCGCTTTGACGAGATGCGAGCGGCCTCCGTGGACGTGGGGGGCACGGCGGGGGAGCCGTGCGCGTCCGACGATGTGGTGGCGCGCGTCACGCCTCGGCCTCGCGAGCGCGCTCGCCGAGGAGCGCAGAGCGCGCCGGCTCGCCCAGGGCCTTCGCGATGCGATGGAGCGTGCGCTGCTGCGCGACGTGCTCGCCGCGCTCGAGCGTGTAGAGGTGGTCGGACGACACGCCCGCGTTCACCGCCAGCTGCGCCACGCTCCACGCGCGCGCCATGCGTGCGGCGCGTATGAGCGCGCCCCGCGCGCGCGCTCTCTCCAGCTGCTCTTCTGTGACCATGCGCGCCTAATGTATATTCCCTAGGGAATAATGGTCAAGGCGCATGTGACGTCACGAATATCCGCCCTGCAAGAACGCTTGCACACGTGTCCAGTAATCGGACAATCCCTAGTGACGCTCTTGCAAATGCCCTGGATTTCCCCCAAACATGGCCCTAACCAGTGCCTGGCCCTCCACCTCGAAAACCGCCCAACCAAGACGCCGCCCGGCGCCTGCGCGAGGTGTTCGACCAGACCGACTGGAGTCGGTCGAAGCTCGCGGGCGCGGCGAGCATCCAGACGCAGACGCTCTCGCAGATGCTCGATGGCATCCGGCACATGCAGTACCGGTCGCTCGAACCCGTGTGCAAGGTCCTGCGCGTGCACCCCGCGTACATCCTGAACGGCGTGCTGCCCGTGTACCTGGCGGAGGGCGAGGAGATGCCCCGCAACCCGCGCGAGCTCCAGGACGGCGCAGCGCTGAGCAGGCCCGCGCAGCAGCTCGGGGTCGATCGATGGCTCGCCAAGCAGCCCGCCGCGCCCTCAGACGGGCCAGCGCACAGCGTGGTGACGCCCGACGAGCGCGCCTGGCTGCGCACAATTCCCTGGCCACGCCCGCACGTGCTGTACCCGAACGTCTTTTACGAGACGCTCCTGCTCATGTACCGGCAAATGCAGCGCTTTACGCCGCCCGATGGGGATGTGTAATTTCGCCCGCCCGTGACCTGGCGCCCCAGTAACGCGGTGTGTTGCGTCACACGATCGTTGCGCCCCCAACCCACATGGGTATAGCGTCCCTTTTCCCTGATTAGCCGCACCCGGGGGGGAGCCGCGATGCGTGGAGAATTGCTTTTGCTTGGCGTGGAGCCGCACGAGGTCGTGCCGACTTTTGAGCGCTTCGGCGCCAAGGTCGAGGACGCCGCCTACGACGAGGCCAAGGACGAGACACGCGTGCGCGTCGTGTGGGACCAGGCCACCGCCAATTCGATCTCGCTCTGGTTCGCGCAGATCCCAATGAGCTATGCGGAGCTCCCCGCCCCCCCCCCCCGCCCCGCTGCCCCCCGCGCTGGGCGAGGCCGAGCTGAAGACCCCCCACGCGCCGTCCGCCCCGCCTCCGGGCCGCG